TTCACTGCTTCTCCCACCCACGGACAGGCGATCGTCCTCTTCCCATTACTGATAGCACAAGACCATATCTCAGCATCGGAAGCATCCGGCTTGAGATGAGTTGTCTCGTAATCAAAAGCTATGGGAAAGCCATGAGTCCTGATCTCATTGACAGCAGTAGCAGCACGAGCAGGATCTAAGATGACTTCAACCTTGGAAGAATAATCAGGCAAAGTCTTCCACGGCCGCTTCGACAAATCAAAGGCTTGTCGTAAATGCTCACCGAACCAAAAAGAGAGAACCTCATTATTCTCTCGTAACAGATAGGAAGGATGATAGGTAGGACAAACCCAAGCATTCAATTCCTGACTTGGTATCCGCCAACCTGCCCAACGAGTAATCCCTCCGGGCTTCTCCTTCCAAAGATTTCCTATTAGACTTTCAACAGCAACTCCACCGAGCAAAATAATTACCTTCGGCTTGAGTTCCTTTATCGTCCTGAGAAGATTCGGACGACAACAAAGAACGCGTTTGCTGTCTGGTTTCTTATTTTGAGGATAGCAAATCAGAGCGTTGGTCTTCCAACAATCCCCATCTAAGCTGACATCCAATCCTCTCAGAATCCCTCTAAGAAACTGACCACTCTTTCCTATAAGCTGAGTATTTCTCTTATCTTCATCTCTTCCAGGAGCCTCGGCGACAACTAGAATTCCTCGACGTCCCTTTCCAGTAACAGGCATCCTAGAACTCTTGCAGCCTTTCGACAAACCACAACTGCCACACTTAGGAAGAGAGAACGACTGTATCGACTTGTCCGACCAACTACCATCGATAAGCGATCCAAACATGAGAACTCCCTAGTCCGTTCACTCCTCAGAAATGTCGTTTAAGTCTCCCCTAATACAATCCAACATTTTATAACACTTCGCCAAGATTTTATCCTGCCAAGGCTCCCCCCTACCTTTCTTCCACTCACTCCCTCCAATCGTTACTTCATATTTATGGCCAGTCCCTACAGGTTCCACAACAGCTCGCATATTCCAGTTCTCAGCCACATACACCCGAATCATTACCTGTGAATTCATTTCATTTCTCCCCACATAAATCACAAAACAACAAATCATTCATCGCCAGGTTCCTCCGCCAATCCCATGCAACTGACGTAGATAAAACTGCCTCCGGCAATCTTCAATCTACTCTCTCCAACAATGCACTTATCAGACTTCTTACTCATATCCATAAGCAATCGTGGAGAAACACTGAACTCCATCGGCTCTCCATCATATTCTACTTTGCTTCGTTCTTCATACCATCCAGAAGCCCCCTCACCTCGCAGTCGAAGGCGTCCTTTCTTCAATCCAACGAACATCATACTATCAAGATCACTCTCACTCAAGAAAACCTCTGCCTTACTCACGGCATCAGCAAGACCGGCTGGAAAACGCATTTCAGAACCATCAACCTCTAGCAACTCATCCAATGATGGATACTCCTCCGCGAAAGTACGACAGGACAAAATCAATCCAGACTCATTACAAAAGTGAAACCAAGCATCAGTCTCGGATACTTTGACGGCTCGCATCTGAGAGACGTGCTTGATTGCCTCTCGTTTGATGAGCACCGAACGAGTAACAGGAACCTTGATAGGATATCTAGCCAACTGGTAGACGTCGCAAGCCTCCAAATACTCCGATGTAATGTGAACGCAAGACAAGAGAGATTGACTCTCATCCGTGCTTGCACACGACACCACCACACCAATCGCCTCCTGGAAATTCTCCGGCAGCTTCCTCCACTTCTTCGGAGACTCTAGACTATCAAGAGGCAAGAGAACTTCCTCAACTCTTCTGATACCTGAACGTCGATTCTTCCCTGCTTTAATCTTTAACTCTTCCTCTGTCTGTTGAATATCCAACTCCTCCTCCGACAGCTTTCCCAGTAAGGCCAATAAAGGAGTAGCTTGCACTACTCCTGTAATTCCAAAGTCAGCAGACTTTCGACAAGCAACTTCATCATTGAAAGTAATCACCTCGCCGTCTTGAAAGGCAAAGCAATTGGATTGTTCAATGAGTGCCCTAGTTGCTAAGCCTGCAGAAACCTCTTCCAAGGTCCGAAGGAGTTCTGTTCTTCTTATCTTCATTACGTTCTCCCATTCTTAGATTTGTTTTGAAAAAGTGCTGGGAGTATTGCATATGGACCTACTAACTTCGTTCCGCAATAACTCCCAGCACTCTATTATACCACCTACTTACTCCTCACCACGATCAACGTCCAAGCCGCCAAGTCTCGGCTCCTCCGTTTTCTTAACCTTCAAATCCTTCCCCGAGACTTTCTCCTCCTGACACCAAGCCTGCCACGCCTTAATCCACGGTCCGACAATCTCCTTATCCCTATCACGCGAACCGCCTCGCTCAAGCTGTCGAGTGTAAAGCTGCCGCAACTCGTAGATCGGATCGCTTTTCTTCAGATCCTCACCAGCCGCGAACTGAACAACAAAATCCTGAGCCTGCTCTATAACATCGGCGGACTCATCCTCACTCTCGTTGCTCATCAAATAAAGCAGGCCAGCAACAGTCGAAGCCGGTAGATACATACTGATACGACGTTCCTTCCCAGCATCCTCACCGAAAGCGAACGTCACGGCATCAACGATGGTCGGATGCTCTTCCAGAAAATCCAGCATCTCACTATTGGGAAAATGAGGAGCGTCGGAAACAGTCTTGCCGCCACATCGCAGCCACACCAAGCGAGTAGCATGGGCAAGCTGCTTGGTCAACTTCGCCTGCTGACGTTCGGTGTACTCACCTTCGATCTGCCGACGACGAAAAAGAACATCACCACCCGATCGCTTCTGTCCAAGATCCACACTATCAGCAGAAGCTGGATCAACTCCAGTAACGAGAATGCAATCAAGTCCGATCTTCGCCTTGCCTAGTTTTTTTAGCTCCTGATTAGCGAAGACAAAACCGACGAGGCGGTGAGCACCAGATACGATAAAACCACTCCAGTCAACAGAAATAGTTTCACTGTTCAAACCCCGCCACTTGCCTCTCAGAATCTCTGACATATAACGCTTGGCAAGAGACGTTCGGAAGGGACGATTCGCAGCATTATTGTCAAGCCGAACGCGGGTCTTCAGCATGTCCTTGAACGAGCCATCCGCCTTCTTATCCAATAATTCCCAGCCTAGAATTGCCTTGGCTTCATCAAGTGTTAGTTGATTATCTCCAGCCTTCACCTCTACCTTGAATGTCTTATCTACAATCCTTTGCTTAGGCTTAGGCTTAGGCTTCGACTTTGCCTTCGGCTCCTCGATCTTCTTTGGCCGACCTCGCTTCTTCTTCGGCTTGTCAACCACTTCCGATTCTTCAGTCTTGGTTTTGGGAGGACGTCCGCGTTTCTTTTTTGGTTTCTCCGGTTCAATTGGAACAGTCTCATCCTCCGCTTGTGCTTCCTCCTCTTCTAATTCTTCTTCATCAGGCTCTTCTTCCTCCTCTTCCTCTTCTTCTTCATCAGGCTCTTCTTCCTCCTCTTCCTCTTCTTCGTCACCTTCCCACAAATCCTCCTCTTCAGCTTCGCCAGTTTCCTCCTCCTCCAATTCAGCGTCCTCCTCTACTTCCTGTTCTTCCTCCTCCGATTCCACCTCGGCCTTTACTGGTTCGGGGCGTTCCATCACAACATCAATCTCATCTCCAGCTTCTCCAGCCGCGACGACTGCTTTCAATAGCTTGCCAACCTCCTCATCCTTCAACTCAAAACCCTCTTCGACAATCTCGTGCAGACCTCGAAGTTGATGGCGAATCTTTTTCCTCGACCACTTGACAGCGGACTTAAAATCCATTGCACGCATCAGGACCACGGCGTCGTCGCGAAACACTTCCAGCCTGTTCTTCTTAGCCATTTCCAATCTCCTAAGTGGTGAAAACAAAAAACGTCTGTGAGGCCCTGTAATCGACTCTATTCTAATCAAGTCAAATCATACCAGACAACCCCATAAGTCGCGTTAGACGGGCTGCTAGGGACCTTTAACTAAGGATCTAGGGATTCGGGGCAAACACCACTACGGGCCGCCACAGGCCCGCAGACCCAGCCTCAGCCGGATTTCTTTCTGCTCGGCCGTTACCCTTGGGGGGGTCTGCAGTTTCGGTACGATGAACTCATCGCCGCAGTCGGGGCACGTTATCAGGTCGCCCGGCTTGATCAGCGGATCGGCCAGCAAGGTCTTGCACGCCGGACAGAGAGGAGTCAGGGCGGCATGCATTCCCTTGAGAGCTGCAGGGGCCGCACTGCCGCAAGCCTGACAACGCCAGCCACCGACGCGGATTGCGAGCCAAAGCCAAACAGGCAACCAGAAACCGCAGAGGAAGATGGTAATCAGCAGGTGCAAAACGTGGTTGACGCCTTGGCGGTAATGAAGCGTGCTTTTGCGACACTTCGGGCAATGCTTGTGTGTCTGGTCGTAGACACCCATGGTCGGTCCCCCTGTGCCACTTGCTCCCTGGACGATCCTCGACTTCCACCTGAAAAACGCTCGTCTGCTGTATTATACTGAGCAAACCAAAAACTACGAGGGAATTCTCAATCTCAAAAACACGACACCATTGCAGGATTCGCCAACGCCAAACAACCAACGACGTATATCACTCTGGTTTCTGAGAACTCCCCTTCCCTCAAGTCAATCCAATTCAGGCGGCAGAGTCCTTTTTCTTTCTCCTCATCCTCAACGCTGATCCCAATCATCCCAGTCACGTGATCGTGTTTACGACGATCCTCCGAGAAGTTCTGACGTCTAAGCAAATGACTTTGATAACTTCTAGCATCAGCTTGCGTGGCTGTAAGAACAAGACAATGCATTTTCTGAGACAAAGCCCGCAGTCTTCTCCACGTATCGTTAGTCTGATCCCGCACATCACGTCGGCTGTCTTCAGGAGCCAAGATATCCGCGTAATCTATTACGATCAAGTCTGCTGTCCAACCTTGCTCATCCTCACGTTCCCATCCAGCCAACACTCCTTCAATCCCTGACACCGGAATGCTATTATTCAAATGACAGCTCAGTCGCAACAACGGCCGACTAGTCTTGGAAATTCTCACGATTCTCTCGCAAGCCTTCCATGCCTTCCGCCAACTCAAACCCCTTGAGAAGTACTTACTCTTGTACTTGATACTGGGCTTCCCAATCCCCTCCCGCTTTATCGCAACGGGCTTCCGAACCAACTCAGCCTTTAGCGGACGATGAGCCGCACGAGCCATGAATCTACGCATGATCTGATTCTGACTCATATCTCCTACTTCAAAAAAGGCAACCCTCCGACGTTGCTCCATTGCTCTCCAAGCCACGTCCTGAAGCCAAAAAGATTTTCCCCTTTTTGAGGATCCTAAGAAAGCAACAAATCCATCCCGCTCAAAAGCATGGCCAAAGAACTTCTTCAGCTCTCCATCATATTCTACCAACGGCTCCTGTCTATCCGCAAACGCTTGTTGAACTGCTTCCATATCTCGTAACGGATCAACCCCAGCTCCGACACCCAACTCCACTCGCTTGTATTGATTGATTATCGCCTCGGCCTTCTGGAGATCCCCTACACTCAATTCTCCTTGCAGTTCATCAGTCAGTTGATCTAATCTAACACGATTGAAATGACGACCAGCTAGATCAGTTATGTATTCAGCATTCAGTTTCCCAAGATTACGATTCTCTTGCTGCATGCTTTCCAGAAGATCCCCTACCATCTCCGGCGTCTTGTCATCACCTAGTTTCCTCTGCTTGTCTGACCAGGAATCAAAGATCGATTGTATGGCAGCCTTCGGAGCCATACTATACTTCTCATGATGTTTAATACACCAAGACGCTATCAGATTAGAATGCTTGCTTTTGAACAGACCTGAACCATTACTCTCCTTAGACCACTGAGCTGCGATCACATTCAAAACCGAATCAGAAGTAATCATACCGATCAGAACTCGTCTCTCC